AACGTCGATGATGGTCTCGACGAGGGTCTCGTACCACTCACGAACTGTACCTGTGAAGGCCGGTCCGATTGAGAGGGATGAGGAAAGTGTGACCGGTGAACCAGTTGTCTTGTTAACGAACTTGCCTGGGGCGCGGGACCAGTAGTAGTTGGCGCCGTTGGCTTGTGTCACAAGGTCATTGAGAATTTCACGATCAATTTCAAGAGCAATTTGCTCGGAGAGGATTGATGTGAGCTCAACCTCTGCATCCATTGAGTGATATGCATTAAGGTCTTGTGCGAGTTCTGGTGACCAGCGAGCACGGAGCTTGCGGGTTGTTGCAGTAATTGCAAGAGACTCAATCTTGATATCGATCTCTGGGATTGCCGGAGAAGGAGTTGTTCCGAAGTCAGACTCGAAGGATGGAACTGTGAGTGTTGCACCTGTTCCTGCTGAATCTGCGCCAAGTGCAGAAACCGAATCAGACTTAGCGAAGCTGACTTTACCTGCAGTTTGTGTAGAGAAAGCACCACCGTTAGCACACTTGACAACCATTTGGACGTAATTTCCATTTAGTGCATCTGGTGTGAATACTTGTGATGATGTTCCAGCACCTGTGAGGGATCCACGTTTGTTGAGACGACGAAGGTTAAGTACTCCTGAGCCTCCTTGGTATGTTTCACCCCATGCAACTGCTCCACCTGGACCTGTAAAGAGAGCAACTTGATCGACAGCAAGCAAATCAGCATTTGTGAGTTGGCTTGTGGGAACATAGACTAACATTAGGTCGTAAGAATTTCCGGTTAAATCTGTTTCAACCTGACTATCGAAATCCAAGAAGCGAGCATTTGAGCCAGAGAATTGTGTTCCAGTTGTAAGAACAAGATTATTTGACCATGTGTCACCATTTACACCGCCATAAGATCCTGAGATAATTGTGTTATCAAAGGAAATGGTTACTGAACCGGTGACTCTTGAATAACCAGACCCAACAAGATCATACATACCACCTGCTGCAAGAGATCCAGATTGGACTCCACGGCCGGTTGGATTGCTGTAAATGGAACTACCTTTTGAGTAAACTGCTCCAGAAACCCCAGGTTGACCAACGTTGGTTCCATAGGTATAATCAAGATAGAAAATTAGACCTGATGGAAGGCTCATTGGCTGAATAGAAACTAGTTCATTAGCAACGAGGCCACCGAACACGCGGCGAACAATTGGGAATGCAATGTTGCTGAAACCTTGGATCTGTCCGCTCCCCGTGCCGCTGCCGCCTCCCGTTGAAAGAGATGAGCTCTCCTTGAGGACCTGTGCTGCTTGGTTCTCGAGAAGTTGTGACATCATTTCACGACGTGTTCCATCGAGACCGCGAAGGAGACCTGTGCGGCTCCATTTTTCTGTAAGACGGGCACGCTCAGCACCGACGTGCTTTTCGCGAATGCCCTGTGAAAGTTGTTCAATTGTAAAAGTCTTCATTTTTTTTCTCCTATATACGTGTACAAAAAGTTGAAAAGTTGTTTACTCGAGGATCACTTGATACCTGCGAGTCTTGCCCAACGCTCTGCTTCAACACCTTCGGAAATTGTTTGTGTTGATGCGGATCGTGTTGTCTGTGAAGAAGAACCAAAAACCCTTCCTTCAGTCACAGTCTTACGAGGCTTCACCAATGCTTTGGCGAGAGACTCATATACGAGCTTTGCTTCACGAATTGTTTCTGCAGCATCTAATTGCTCAATTACCTGTGCCTTCTGGCGAGCAGTGAGCGATTCAGTTTGAAGAAGCTTATTCGTAAAGAGAAGCTTTGCGTTGAACAGATTTGTTTCTGCCAACTTTTTGCTCAACGTACTGACTTGATCCGTTTGAGCACCGGATCTTGTGATTCTATTTGAGCGATCACTATTTTTAACGGCACCTTCATTTAAGGACCGTGAAAGTTTATTGAATCTTTCAACAGATTTATTATAACGTGTTGCTGTCTCTGCATATGCTGACTTAATTTCAGCTGCACGAGGTGCAACTTTTTTTGATTCGTCAAGGGTTTTAACCTTCTTAGTTTGATCATAAAGCTTCTTTAGTTGAGAAGCACGCGTACGAAGTGACTCTTGAAGTTTCAATTCCTTGGTCATCGCAGAGCGAACTGATTCATTTGCAAGTTGTCTTGACTGACCGGATTGAACTCCGCCGGCAACGTAATTTCCACCATACTCAACAACGTCATCGGCCTCATCAACATACATTTCATCAAGATCATCTGTTCCTGAATCATATTCAGACATTTGTGATGCCGCGCCTGAATCGTCTTCATCAACAGATGAAGGATCAGCAGCTTTTTTCATTCTGTTTTCAATTTTAGCTTGTGTTTTTGCGCCACTGGGATCATCATGAGCGTTTGATTTAATTTTAGCTTGTGTTTTTGCGCCACTGGGATCATCATGAGCGTCTGATTCAATTTTAGCTTGTGTTTTTGCGCGACGAGGACCATGATCGTCATCAACAATTTCTAACATATCATCCTCATCAAGACCATATGCCTCCGTGATGTCCATGTCAAGAGGTTCACCTTCATCGTGAGCACCACCAAAATCATCAAATTCATCTGGTCCAACGCCATGACCATCTACGTCACCGGCTTTTTCAGACTCATCTGCTTCACGAAGAAGTTTCATGAAAGCAATCTCACGTCGTAGCATATTTTCATCAATCTCAACGACCGTATCTTCATCAACCATCTCTAATAGATCTCCTTCTTTGCTTTCTTCTGATTCGTCTTCTGGTTCACCAAAAATGTCTTCGGCATCGTCATCGCCGCCTTCTTCATCTGATTCACCGGCTTGCTCGTCATCTTCCTCATCTTCGCCCATAATTACTGTGGCGACAGCACCGTCAAGTTCAATGTCATCTTCTTGGTTGGGAAGGTCGAGCTCAATATTTATCTTTGCTTCATTAATGTTTTTTCTCATTTTCTTCTCCTGAAAAATTTCAATTTTTTCTAAACATTTTTTTAATCTCAAACCATAACCCAACCGAGAGTTGGGATCATCTACTGATTCTTGCAAATAATCATAAACTGAATCAATCAATCCGCTTATTTGCTTCAAACCTGACGTATCTTTCTTCGACTCATTGACGTTTGAAAGATTTTGAACCAATTTCTCTATATATGTTAATCTTTGGTTCATTTCATCAATGTTTGAAATCTTTTTAAATGAATCTATCTGATCAACAAGACCTGCAAGAGAAAAAGATTCATAAACATCTTCTTCAACTTCATTTTTATTTTCTTCAGGTGAACCAGTAAGAACCTCTTTTCCTCCTGAGAGTTTTGGATCCTCTGATTCACCTTTTTCTTCTTCAAGATCAGATGATTCTCCAAGCAACTCTTTTTCTATTAGTTCTTTTATGCGAGGTGCAACTGCTTCAATAATTGCACGCTTTGCATTATCCTCAGCAATTTCTTTGACCTTTTTTAGGTCAGCAAGTGCTTCTTCATAGAGTTGCTTTGACATTTTTATTTTTCTCCATTACAAAATTAACGATTAAAATCAAATAGAAGATCCCATTTTTCCAGACACACCAAGAACCTGCGCCGCAATTTTCTTTGCATATTCAGCAGGATTTTTTGTTCCAGAGTCAGGTCCACCAGCCACATAACTTGGCTTAATATCTGTTGATTTAAGCTCAGGATCTGAATTTTTGTCTGATCCATCAGTCTTTCCTGGTCCTGGTGATGATAGATCAGGAACAAACGAGTTTGCAGGATCGCCGGCTAATTTCCATAATCCTTCCGCACCTTTTAGAATATCGGGAGAGCTTACGTAATCTAAATTGACTCCAGGGCCAAAATATGGGTCACCAGATTGTAATCCATTTTTTAAATACGTATTTCCTTGACCAACAACAATTGCACGATACTCATTTTCCTTACCAACGAACCCTTTTGTCGGTGAACTAGGAAACAGGTTATCTAGCAGATTGTTTTTAGCATTGCTTTCAGGCGCATATACTGTATATTTTCCTTGTCCAGACATAATTAACTCCGTTGTTTTTAAAGGTTATATTCACTTTGACAATTTGCGAGAAATTCTTCTTTTTGTCTCATGAATTTTTGCAAGACGATTCAACAATCGAGTTTCTTCAAGGCCCAATGCCTTATAATGATCGATGTGATGCTCAAGTGATCCTGCTAAATCTTCTGCATCAACCTCTTTTGCATCATCTGCAACATCTTCTGTTGAAACCATATCTCCAAACCCACTCATGGATTTTGCTTTTTGGAATTTGGCAACTTCTTCTGAAATGATTTTTTTTAAAACAGTCGTTGTAAGCTTCATAGTAATAAACCTCGTGCAAGTATATATTCTTTAATTATTAGAGCCAAAAAAAAAATTAAAATTTCTTTGTTGTTTCCATAAATGCTAACTCAGCCCATTTTGACGCAACATCATCGCCAAATAATTCCTCAGGTGTGCTCTGTGAAACAACACGCTCATATTGACCTGTAGATTGTGGCTGTTGTGTCCTACTTTCATTCATCATAGTTGGTAGCGTTTTTTCTGCAGTATCAGCAAAAATTGACGCCATTAACGAATTTCCTCCTGCTTCGCGTTTAATAGTTTCAGCCATTGTTTGACTATATTTTACGTTTTGCCCTCGACGATGAACTTGTTGTTTTGGTTTTACAACCTTTACGGCATTTTCAAAAACTTGTTGTTTTGTAGTTCCTATTCCTTCTGCAAGAATCTCTACTAAACATTCTTTTACGATAGCTTTTAACTGACCCTTGGTAATCCCCATATCAACCTACTCCATTCCAGAATGCGGTTCCACCTAAAGATCCAGTTAGCACAGGCATCATATCTGAATCTATCATGGTTAATTCTGCATAAAGGCTGTATGCAGCATCAGTAGCAGAATCTCTAACGACGTAGATGTCTTTTATTCTTGCGTCTATTTCGAATGAATCTCCACCATTCACTTTATAATAGTATGCATCGCCAGCACCAGCGATACCATTTTGTGTGAATCCGACTCGAAGATAAACTCCTGAAGCTGCATGATTTGATATTTTTATATGCCTTGTTATTTTATCGAATGAATGTTTAATAACAGTGCTAGATGCAGTATTAGAAATAACCCATGGGAGACCTGATCCCATGAATTCATTAACTGAATTGTACCCAACCCTTGGATCTTTTAATCCCATGTTCACTTACCTCTCGTTGTTAGAATGTCATTAAGAATTCTATCTATTCTATCTGACTTTGTGAACACATTGCGCAATTCATCTGGATTGATTTGACGGCCTTCTGCCATCATGAAAGCTCCTGGCGTAGAAGGCTCAGAAACAAAGTCCCAACAAATAAGTTGGAAATCATCTTGTACAACCTGATACTCACCTTGTTTCTTTGTTGTACCAACACCTCTTGAAGAGATTCCTAATTTCACACCTGATTCAACTAACGATTGAAGAATCTTACCTGACGGTGTGTCAAGGATTTCAACCATTCCATAAACGACATCACTATCAACATGAGCCTCGCGAACTATGTGAGACACATTTTTTAAATTAACGACAGATGAATCTGGGTGATCTAATTCCCCTAATGCACGATTTTCGATTATAAACTTTTGATAGTTTCTAACTTCGCGTTCCAAAACATTTTTTGGGTAAATTCGTCCATTTTGGTTTAAAGTATCTGATTTTTGTAAGATGCCTTTCATGATAATCTTACCACCATTATTTTCACGGACCTCCTTGATCATATCAGGAGTATAATCAAAAACTTGGTAAGAATTTATTAATCTTAAATCAGACATTTTCCCCTCCAGATAACTCGTCAATTAACTTAATATATAACATATATTCAGCAACAACATCATCATTGACTGTTGATACTTCACTAATAATTTGTGATTTAACTTCATTTAATTTATTAGTGAGATATTTTTCTTGATTTAAATTTGAAGACACATAGGAATCAATTGAACTTAACAAATTTTCTCTAATTTCTCTTAATTTAAGTAAGACTGTTTTATTATCTTCATTTGCCGCTGAAAAAGCATATGCTTTAATCAATGATTTTTGTTCTAAAGTTAAAGAATCATCATACTTTTCACCAAGTTTCTTCATCATAATTTTCATTAATAATCTTCCAGACCCAGGTAAAGACTCGGAAACTAATTGTTCATTTGATTCAACATCTTTAGGCATAGTCAACCAACGAACTATTTGATCTTCATAACCTGCTAATCTTGAAAGATCTGGTGATTTTAATCTCCAGTCATTTAAAAGATTTTGTAATGTTGCAAAAGTTCTATATTCAGAAACATGCTGATCATAAAAATCTTCATCATTTAATTGATGATTTATTGATCTAATTAACAAAGATTTTTCTCTATCCAATTCTTGGATATTATGAGTTCTTGCTGCAGATTTTGCTTCACCTAATATTGACGCTGCCACGGCCTCAGAACTAACCGTGGTTTTTATGATTGAATTTATCAATCTAAATTCCTTATAAAGTTCTGTACCGGGTTTAAAATGTGCTTTTATAATCTTTAAAGCTTTTGATGATTTTTTCTTATCGTTATCTACCAGTGATTTAGAAATTGTATGAACAAGAAATTCATACAATAAACCGGTATTTCTTTTTTTATTATGAATCGACATTAAGGTCGGATCCTTTCATTTTGTTAAAAATCAATAAAAATATCTATTAAATAGTTTTCAGTTATTCTATTCTTCAACATTTATATCTATTTCTTCTTGTCCTTCGTTCAAAAGTAAGTTATTGCTTTTTGTCATTCCTAATGAATTTGACATTTTTTTGAGTGTTGATAACATATCAGGTGATAGTCTTGTTGTTTCTTTTTGTTGGTCTCTTGTAAATGATTCGCCAAATGGATCACTTATAAATTTATCTCTAAATCTTTTATCGCTAATATCAGAGAAAGAATCATTACCTAAATCCAACATTCTTGCAATATCAGGAGAATCATTTGTCTTCTTATGACGACGCTGTTTTCTAATTCTTGATTTTTTCTTTACAGGTAAATCTTTTTCTTCCAATGGCGGTAATACATCGTCATCATCATCAATATTTCCAGACATTAATAATTTTGTATTATCACCGGTGTTATCAACAGGGTCATCTGACGCAAATAATTCTTCTGTTTCTCCTCCAGCTTTTTCTTCTCCACCAGCTTCACCACCTCCTGCTTCAGGGGTTTCAGCTTCGGGTTCTGCCGGTATTTCTTCTGATGTTTCACCGGTTTCTGAAGTGGCAGTTGCTTCATCTTCTGCCTTAGCGGCTTCAATACCTAAATCTGTAATCTTTTCTTTTAATCTCTGTTCGTTCATTTCATCGATTTGTTCATCATTAAGTCCCCATATCTCTTTTTGAACAAATCTACGACTTCCCATTCCTTCAGGTAAAGCGGCACCAATTTCAAACTTAGATTTCCATAATTCAAGTTTTTGTTGTTGAGCCATCGTTGATGGATTTGATAAACGAAGAACAAAGTTTTGTAAATCTTCACCATTATAACCATGTGAATAAAGATGAATTATTGCTAGTTTATTTAATTCAGATAATATCGTCTTTTGAATTACTGATATCGTTCTAGAAAAGCGAATGTCTTCTTGTGCTAACGTTGCCTTTGAAGCCAGCATTTCATCATAACCAAGATATGCACGTGGAACTTTCAACGCTGCAAATAATTTCTTTTGCATGTATTGAACGTCTTCAACAGTGGCAGCATTCTGTCCTCCTGTAAGCGTGTCTATTTTTGTTCCAGATTCTCCTCCACGAACTGCAATAAAATAATCATCCTCCACACTTAATGGTGAATAACGTAAATCAACTCTTCCCGTATTACGATCAACAACTTGATTCGTTCTTAGGTTTTTACGTTGTTCTTCAACATACATAGGAACATTTTCTGGAGGAATATTTGCAACGTCTATATAAAACACGCGTCTTTCGGGAGCACGAACAATTCTATAGACTAACATCGCATCTTCAAGAAGAATTAATTGTCTCCAGATTCTTCTTGCAGGTTCAATTAGCGATGAACCATATGGAAGAAACATATCGTTTCCCAATAATCTAAAATGTGTAACTTCCCAGTTTTCTAGTGTTCTATTTCCTAGTGTTGACCAACGATAACGAACCGCAAATGGGTCTTCACGATCATAATTTTCTTCACGCTCTATTTCATTAACTGGTATTGGAAAAGCATGAACCACACCCTCTGTTGGAGAAACATCATTATATAAGAAAAAATCTCCGTATTTAACAAGGTTTCTCGCCCAAGAACGTAGATTAAATTCAACATTTATGATATTATAAAATAAGTCTTCAAGAATTTCTCTTATTTTTTCATCGTCAGAATATATGTGAAGAACTCTTCCTTTGTCATCTTGTGCGACAGTTTCGTCAGCATAGATGTCCATTGCTGCTGCAATTTCTGCAGTGTTATGTGATATAACTGAATCTGTTGCAAAGTTTTTATAACCGTCAACTGTTAGGTCATATAGGGGAATGATTTCACCTGGCTCTATAGAAACAACCTTCATGTTTTCATAAGAACTTGAAAAATCAGTATAATTTTTGTATCCAGCTTGCTTTATTCTCTGATCTAATATTGTTATTGTAGTAGAAACTTCTTCTGCTAGCTTGGCTCTTGACATGCCTTTACAGAATTTTGAGCATATCAAATCAAAAGTTACCCTATGCTCATAACGAGGATTTTTTTTACCTTTGTTATCCCAAACGTGATTTCTCCAATCTGGAGAATAGGCCTTCGCAAAGGTCTCAAAGTTTTGATAACCATGTTTACGCAATCTTCTTTTAATTACGTTAGGATCTGTGCCAAAAACTTCACACACTCTGTAAAGATTAAAATCGACACTTTCACTTATTTCAAGTATCCTACCGAAAGTTATGTCTTTTCTTTCAGCAGGATTGTTCTCAGTCATAAACCTTGAATGATTGACCTTAAACTGCTCAATCCACTCTGAATTTTGCTCTGACCATTTCGCTCCATTGATAATCTTTGAGTGAAGATTTCTATGTTCTAGGTCAGTCATAACCCGTAGATTCTCTAATCGATTATCATTTTTTTTGAAGTTAACGTGGTGCACTACTTCATTTTCTTCAAGTGAGGATCCCTTTAACATTTCACCGAGGATTCTGTGTTCTGCAACCCACCCGTTCATCTTGGATCTACTGTCCATTGAATAGATCCAGCAATATCCTTCACCAACTTCTTTACACCCATTGAACAATTCCCTTCTGTAAAAGGGCATCATCGCGTCGCCTGATTTAAGGTTTTCAATCATGCAATACGTTCCGTCTCGTTTCATGAGACGATGATTTGAAGATCCAATGATTTTTTGACCGTTATCAAAAGTAACAACGTATGATTGATCAACCGTCGTTTGCCTAGCCTGCTTTGCCAGTGCTGGAACGATTCTTCCTAAATTGTGATCATAAGAATAAACCACAAATTTATAGTCAGGGTTCTTAGAACATTCTTCTGAAAGTTCTTTAATCGTTCTATAACCACCAGGAACAGCTATTAACGTATCTCCATGTAGACAGTATTCCATTTCTTGAAAATCTTGATATCTCATCAAGCGTTCAGAAAGATTATATGAGTTTGCTGTAATGACAGAATATGTCGGTGATGTTGAACGTTGAAATAAAAGTGCACCAGAGGATTTAACTTTATCAGCTACCGCGATGGTAGTGTCAAATCCTTTTACTTTTCGTTTTACTATGGGCCCACTTTTAAATAAGCGAGTCAGTTTTTGAAACAGGTTTTTGTTTCTATCCTCTTTTGACACTTTTTTCCTTTTTTATGATGTTTTTATATTATAAGTCAAAAAATTTTTTTGATTAACTTTCAAGCGCCATCATCTGAAATTTCATCATCAGAAACATCAAATTCTTCATCATCAGATTCTTCGTCGCCAACTTCATCAGAAACATCAAATTCATCAGATTCTTCAGAATCACTCAATGGAGAAACATAGTTCATTGGTTCCTTTAACATGTTTTCCAACATACTATGAACTTGTTTTAGATGAGGAGAAAGAGCATTTATTGCTGCTGGAGGTGCATCTTTTTCAAATGAATTTATTTCTTCATAAAGATCAACAACAAGACCATAAAGCTTTTTGGCCTCAGCGGTATTTAAACTTTCATAAATCAAACTAGCATCTTTATTGATGGTTTTCTGTAATTTTCTAAGATTGACTCTCATTTTCTACCTCACGTTGCTTATATTTATACTCTTACTTGTATAACCAAGATAAATCATCCATACCATGATCAATTTTAGGATCAAGATGTTTTATTTCTGATGATTCTCTTAATTTATAAACATTTGAATGATTTATTTGATGTTGTCCTTTTGCGTTTGCTCCTAATGCATATGTAGGATTGTTCGGTATTGACCTAGCATCAATGCTACTAACCCCTGTAGCTTTCAACATTGCCATGGCCATGGCATATCCAGCATCATTATTTCCCGTCCCACCTTCAGTCAACCATGTTCCTATAGCCAAACTCATGATTAGATCATCATGACTGTCTTTTGAAGCCATAGGCTTATTACCGTTCCAAATAAAGGCCTGCAATTGATCATAAAGCCTTTGAGAATAACTTTTTAAAGTCTTATTACGGATTAATTCCTCTAATTTAGTAAGAATTTGTACGCGTGATTTCTGGTTAGTTTGGAAGCCTGGCAATTCATCTTCATTTAAAGGAGAATATGAAAATGGATCTCCTTTGTGATTACTGTAATACAATCGTGGATATCCATTATCTCTTAACTTTACATTAACAAAATAACCAAATGTATTGTTTTCAGGACAAATTAATGCATTGTTATATTTCCTACCCCATTCTGCTAATACGTCAGCAAACTTTTCAGGTGGAATTTTACCCATATATTCTGCAACAACTTCGCAAGTTTTTTGATCTAACACGTGAAATGTTGAATAGTCAGCTGCGTCGCCTCTGGCAACATCTGCAGAAATGACATAACTTTTTTCAACCACGGGTTGTTCCCATATCCAAACATTTCTATCAAATCCCGATTTTTCAATAGGATGTCGAATCATTGATCTTAACTCTTCAAGATCATCAGATTGTAAAAATGTATCCCCCGAAGATATAAAGTCGCACAAATATTCTTGGCTAACTTTTCGTTTCGGAAGGTTTCTTGTTTCTTTGACGAACCATTCTTCATCATGTTCAGGATGAACTGTCCATGGAAGTCTAATAGGATTAAACTCATTTGTTCCAGCCTCTGCTTCTACCCACAGTCTATAGTATAAGCCTCCTACACCGTTTGGAGAAGAAATTAAAATAGCATTACCACCTGTCGTTAAGGTAGGATAAAGACCGGTCCATATCGTATCAAAGTCCCTAATAAATGCACACTCATCAACGATCAATAAAGATAGAGATTCAGAACGACCAGCATCCTCTGATGTTGGTACAGCTTTGACTATTGAACCATTACTAAAAGATATTTGTTGTTTTGATGGTTCAAACTTTGGCATTAACAACCACTGTGGAAGTGATTGAAGCAATACATGAACTTTTCTAATAAAGTTTTGTGCCGTAGCTAATTTTGTTGCAATTACAAGTATGTTTTTATCTTTATAAAAAATAGCTAACCATGTTGCATACGCAGCAGAAATAGTTGACAATCCTAACTGTCTGGACTTTAGGATTATATTGAAACGACTTTGCTGAAAATCTTTTAGGCAATTTTCTTGAAAAGGATATAGATCAAATGGAATTGTGCCTCTCAAAGGATGTTGGATACGGGCATATTTTCTTATGAAATATGCAGGATCTTTTCCACAACGTATAATTTCATTGACCTGTTGTTGTTTGGTCAGCTGTTTTTCTTGCATTCAATCATCCTAATTCAAACGTAACTCTTTTCCTATAGATCGCCGTTCTTTTAGGATTATGGATGCCAAATCCAACTATTTCAACAGAATCGCCAGAACCACTTTCTTTTAATTTTAAAGATTTTGAAGTTAAATCCTTATAGGTTTTTTTTACAGCATCAAGAACAGTTTTAATGTTTTCAGAAGATAATTCTGCTTCACGTAATTTAACTTGCAACATTTGTCTTTCAGAAGCAAAATTAACAATGGTTTGATAGGCTACCGATAGCATGTCCGGACCTGTAAGGCTCATTTTTACTGAAAATGAATTAGTGATTGGAGAAGATGATCTCCCCCACGTTGTATCAATTGCTTGACCTAAAGCATTATAATCTATGTCTTGCATGGCTATCAATAATCCTTTTAATATAACTACTAAGTATCGGCAAAAAACTAAAACACCATATTTACAGTAATCTTTTTTCTGTCTTTTAAGCGTGAAATGACTTGATTTTTTTCCGGTCTCCAACCATTTCGCCATGATGATAAGTTTGGTCTTGCCCAGAAAGTTTCACAAGACTCACAACATTCAAAGTTTCTATAAGATTTTTCATCTTCATATGTTCTAATCATATAATCACATATGGGACAGGATATTGGAATAACAGGATTCTCTTCAACAGGCTTTATGATATAAAATCCATCACATTGTTTTATCAAACGATCATTTAAATAAGGCTTCCATTCATTGTCATTCATATATACACCACCTTAGAATCTTTTTCATTTTTTGTTATTTCTAAAGTGTGATCAGCAACATCTTTAATTCCATCAACATGTGTTATTACGATTATCACCCTAAAGTATTTCTTTAAACTTGTTAACAATCTATTACAGGATTCTACACCTGATTCATCTAAAGTACCAAACCCTTCATCTATGATAAACATATCAGACTTTGACATTGATGAAATATTAACTAATGCAACCCTTAGAGCAATTGATGCAATAGTTTTTTCCATTCCACTACAAAGCTCGATTATCCTTCTTGAATCTCCATAATTGATGTAAATTTCTGAAGCATCTGACTCATCATCATTTTCCAATTCCACAGAAAAATCAACAATTCCTTGAAGTATTTTTGTTATTTCAGCATTAATAATTGGTACCTGAGAACGAGTAATTATTAGTGGAATACCTTTCTTTGAAAATGCACCACATATAATTTCATATGTTTTCATGTGTTTTAAGAGATTGTTTCTTGTTTCTCTTTCAATCTTCACCTTTTCTAAATCAGATAATAGCTTACCCCTTTGGGTAGCCATGGTCATTTTAGTTTCATCGTGATCTCTGATTGTCTTAGATAATGATTCTATTTTTGACCTTAGAGAAACAACCTCTGAGTTTTCATCATTTTTTAATGCCTCTTGTAGGTCACATAATTTTTGTTGTGCTTCTTTAAGAGAAAGAGTCATTGAATCGCAGCTTGATCTCACCTTTTCTATTTCAGTTTCTTTTCTTGAGATTTCTAAATGAATTTTTGCTGACAGCGTTGTAGCTTTCTCAATTTTTGTTATTTTTGTTACAATTGAATCTTTATCAAGATTTTTAAGTGAATTACTTAAGTCATCTAATTTTTTTAATGTTGAACTTACTTTTTCTACCTGTTGTGTGACTTTTTGTTTGTTTTGGTGAGCATCTTTAATAAATTTACATGTAGGATAATCCTCACCACAAGGAACTTCATCCAAAATTTTAAGTGACTTTTGTTGATTTTTTAAAATTGTTGAATCTTTATCATGTAAATGTTGTAATTCAAATAACGTTTTTTCAAGAGAACAAATTGTAGACAATTTTTTCTTTAAGACGTCAATATCATCAGATGACTCAACATTTTCTACTATTAAAAGTTTTTCATTTAGATGTTTGATTTCAAGTTTTAAATCGTCAATTTTTGAACATGAATCATTACACAATTTTTTTAATGTAGAAATTTTTTGTTCTTGTACGTAAATATCTTCTGCAACGACAGGTTTAACTGCTTTATGGTTTGACAGCAATGAACGAAGTTCAGAATATTCGTGTTGCAATTCTGATATAATAGAAACTTCTAATTCTATTTTTTTTGATAATTCAGAAATTGTTGTTTCATTAAACAAGATTAAATCATCCCAATTTTTGTCTGGAAGGTTTTTTAATTGTGCCTTAAACACATTAAGATCCTTAGACGATAAATCAAACATTTTATCAAAGATGTCTAATCCTAAAAACCTAGAAAGAATTGCTCTTCGTCTAGTTGAACCTTGATTAATAAATGCGTTTATATCGCCTTGTGCTGATAGTGCAGTCAAAGAAAAATCTTCACTAGTTCCAATCAAATTTCTTATTGTTTTCTCAGTCCCAGTGCGTATATCATCACAAAGATCATCAACCTCACCATCATCTCTCATTTTATAAAAGTTTAGAGAAGTTGATGCATTAACAACTCCTTTTTTATTCATTGTTTTTGCAGTTTGTCTTTCTGCAATATAAACACTACCATTGTGATCAAAGATTGATCTTGCGTAACAATGATTTTTTCTAATGTTACAAACATGAAGATTTTTTAATGATCCTCTATCGGTAGTGTTAAACAATGAATACATGATTGTTCCAACAATAGAAGATTTACCAGTTCTATTTGGTCCAAATATTCCAACAATTCCATTTAGCTTAGTAAAATCTATCTCATTCTCTTCACCATATGCAAAGGTATTATCCCACTTAAGATGTTTCAAAGACCATTTTGAACCTTTAACATAATCGTCTGTTACAGAAACTGCAGACATATATTTTTTTATTTGAGACGTCATTCCATCCCAATCAACATTGGAGTTTGAGTTCTCCTTACAATATGTTTGTATTAATCCTAAAATTACTTCCGGTGATGTTAAATCTGATTTTACAATCGTGGTTGTGCCGGCTTTTATTGTTTCACTTTCTGCTCGATATTCAGATTTAAACGTAACCTCAGTTGCAGAGTAAGAAGTCTTCAAAACATCGTTCAAAAAAGTTATTTCATCTTGTCCTAATTCTAGTTGAGATTTAATTCTAAATCTTGAATTTTTTGGATATTTTTTTGCTTCAACTAAGAATTCATCTTGTGAACCCATCCATTGAATTGTGACATACGGTTTTGGATTTGGAAGTTTACGATATGATACATCCCAATCTTTTTCATTCTCAATATTCCAAAGAAGATAACCGTGTTCTATCTCTTCTGCATAGTTCTGCTGTACAGGAGTACCTGGATAGGCGATCCACGGCTTCTTTTCACCATCAGAAGTTTCTCTGTAACCAAGATACTGCATCTGATGAATATCGCCTAAAAATGCATAAGGATAATCATTAAAAAACTCAACCTTGATGTGAGACTCATCAATCTCCCACCCTGACTCTGTTACACATCCTAAAACAGGTCCATGGTAACATGCTATATTAACTTTTTCTGGTTCTGGTTTAACATCGGCCCAACCTTCTTCATCAAACAAAGAATAAACACACCAATTAAATCCAGGAGCAAAATCATATACTCCACTTTTTTTATACAGGTGAATCCTCGGATTATTTAAAGCTTGAACTATCGGCGATACTGCATCTTGTCGAGCAAGGTTTGTTAAATTTCCATCATGGTTTCCTAATGTTAGATGGACATGTGCTACCTTTGCCATCGATTCTAACCACCATGTAAGTTGGTCAATATATTCAGGAGAAATTCCAGAAGTCTTCGTGTGAAAAATATCACCACCAACAAAGATATGATCAACTTTGTTTTTCTTGCAGTCTTTTATAAAAGCAGAAAACACTTCTCTATATTCGTCATGGCGACTCAAACCTCGCCAATGTACGTCAGCAGTATGCGCAATTTTAACCATTATAACTTACATTACATTAATTAAAAATAATGTTCAATAAGCTGTTAAAATCTATAGCTAGAAGACACAAATCTATCTAATTTTGATAAAAATCTATTTTTCCAAAATAAAGGCTTTGCCTCAGACAAAGCAATTTCAAATTCAGATTTTGACATGTTACCTGGATCTCCCCAAGGTCTAACGTCAACAACAACAACATCAATATCGTACTCCTGCAATTTTTTTACAATTTTAGGAGTTTTTTTATCCCACATATCACCATCTAATGCTAAAGCGACAGGTGTATTATGTAATAATATTTGATTAAAAATCTCATGTCTTTCATCAAGATCTGATCCTAATAATGCAGTTGAATTATCAGGACATTTAACTAAATCAAATGGTCCTTCACAAAGAACCAATCTTTTTGTCCAATCAATGTTAATTTCATTAAAAATGATTGGATTTTTATCTATATCTGGATTATCATACTTTGGTTTTCTATCTTTATCAACAGCCCTAGCAACAAAATAATTTAAGTTACCTTCTGAATTAAATGATGGCATGATTACTCTACGTCGCCATCTTACGTCATCAGAAATTCCAAATTTAAAGTACCATGCATCACGATCCGTAAGACCCCTTGAATATACATACCTCCATACTGCCTTAACATCAGGATCCTTATCATTTGCTAAAGTTAATAATTGAAAATTCTTAGGTAATTCTATTTTTTGAATCTTTTCAAGATCTGCAGTTACTAACTCACTACATCCGGTTAATTCTCGATATGCATTTAAATGTTCTTGCGTTCCATACTTTCGTAGTAATGGAACAAGGCTTCTAGCTTTCCATCCACATACCCAACAATGATTTGCATCATTGTCGGTTCGAATTGATAGTTTCTTTTTTGTTGCATCGATTGGTGCACAGATTGGACATCTGACATCAAAATTGATTCCATTTCCTGAGATTCGACCACGACCAAAAATGGATTCTAAAAATTTAATTTTGTCCGTGAGGCTGTGAACCACAATGACATCATAAACTATCAATTAATAAATTTTCAATATTTACACAGAGATGCAGCTCTTGCTATCACATAAGAATCTGTGGCGTCTCGACTCCAGTCTACTAATTCTCCATTCTTTTTTGTAGGCCATTTGACATGTTTTAAATCATGCTCTGACATGTACTTGAAAACTTGTTCTTTGCCACTCATTCCTGCAATTGAATTTTTTTTCATTTTAATACCACAAGTTTTTCTTGCAGATGATGAAGCAATATACTCAGGATCAACCTTGAATATGTCACGTGCTATATAAGAAACGATTCCATTAAATCTCATTAAAGTTGTGATAGTTGCCGCTGATGACATTCCTGTTCGGAATCCCATAAGAGGTTCTTCAAGAATAACACGATATTTACCAACGTATTTTGACAACAATGAAGAAAATTCAATTGCAACTACATCAGCTTTTTCCCACAAAGTTTTACATTTTTTAAATTCTATTCTGTCAAGATGAAGTATGTGTGATCCAATATCGTCAGGATTTATTCTTGAATCTATAATACAAACCCCGGTTATTGTTGTTGAAACATCAAGGCCGATGATTATGTTGTTCACATATCAATATTCAAATAAAAATATTGACTGTAAAAATATATTTTTAAATAAGACCCATATCTTTCAATTCAATTTCTGTAATTATTTTGTAGGTCACACCGTGATTACTACACCATTCTTTAGCGGCTCTGGTCTTTTTGACAATGGATGATTGATTGAGTTTACGAGACGGTTTAATTTCTATAATGATCTTTGTACCATCTTTATATTCAACCTGAAAATCTGGATAATATCTTCTGATTTTCTTGGTTTTTTGGTTTGAAACATATTCAATGGTTAACTTTTCATAGGACCATGTCTGAACATCAGGATTTGTATCAAGATGTTCCATATACTTCTGTTCCCACCCTGATCGATATTTACACTCGCCGGCAATAGGAGAAGTATGAGTGCCGCGGTGATAGCGACCCTTTCTTTTTCTTCTTTTACGCGGTTTCTTTTGTGCCATGCTAGAAATCGTATTTAACTTTAAACATGATCTTTTCAGAGTGACGCTTCATGATTGGTTGGGCAAGTTGTGTTTTCATAACAACATTTAAGTTATCATCATGAAAGTTGATTCCTGTTATGTAAACAAAATCAGAATCTTTTTCATTTGCATAATTTGTTGAAGGAACTTTTCTAAAAGAAGGATTTGATGATGAATTTAAATGATTAACGGGTGCTATTGGTTCAATCCGTAAAGTGTGTAAATTTTGTTCACCCTTAAATGAAATTTCATATATTTCTTTTCCAAAGAAATATAAATGAGGATTTTTTATTACAACAATGCCTTCTTCATAAAAAATAGTTCCTACTGAATTCCATTTACAATGAGGTGTCGCTGAGTCGGCTCTGTATAATCCACCACTTCCATCATCCTTTATTGTAATACTAATTTTTCCTTCTGATCCTGATAATGCTGAATCTGTGATCGTAAATGATCCAGGTAAAATTCTATTTCCATAAAATAAATTACTAATGTCAAAAAGTGTTACTTGATTTGATGAAGTTTCTCCTGTTTTGTTTGGAATAGCAAGAGGAATTTCTCCTTGTTGATCAAATAATGTTTTTGGTCCTGTATCAGATAAATTATTAACAAATTGATTGATTAATACCATATAATCAATAAATTTTTTACCTTCTTTTCTCAATGAATCTGATGGATTTTGAAATCCAATTAATTCTGATATTAGATCAAATTCTTGTTTTTCTGTTATTTGCGAATCATACAATGATGAACTTAAAGAAAAGTTTAATGTTATAAGACCTGGATTGAAAACTTTAAAATCATCAACATAACTATAATATTTGGGATCGACCTGTAATTTTAAAAATCCGTTAGGATGAATTAATGGATGAAAAACATCGGTTTTTTGATTGATTAATAAATCATAATTTGGATAAAAATTTCCATCATCACATGGTAAAATTAATAAATTTCTTTTTCTAACCGCAGGTTGACTATATAAAACATCATTTGCAAAAACGGCGGCATTGTTATAATCGACAATTGATGCTGACAAAAATATTTGTTTAGGATGATGATTTGAAGAAAAAT